GCACTTGGGTCAAAGCAGCAAGTACGTAAGTCAATACGATAAATCGCTGCTTGTGCGTGAGCCACGCTCCATGAATAGAACTCAATTAGACATCAAGTGTGACGATCCACCGTTTAAAGGGTACGACGTTTGGAACGGTTATGAAATATCTGCATTGTTGAACAACGGTCGACCTTTTGCTGCAATTGCAAAAGTTGTGTATCCTGCGACCAATAAATTTATTGTTGAATCAAAGTCGATGAAATTGTATTGGAATAGCTTCAACAACACCAATATGGGTGAAACCGTTGATGAAGCGATCAAAGCAGTTGAAGAGCGTGCTGCAACCGATTTATCTGAATTACTTGAAACTAATGTGCGTGTGGTTCTGTTCAAGCCGGATCATTTAGATGATACACGATCATATCAGTTTTACAATTACATTAATTTAGAGAATTCGTTTGATGTTGAATGTTCGGTATATACTGAAACTCCTGAATTGTTAAAAATTTCAACAGAAAACACGATGTATACGTACGACAATCGTGGTATCGTACGCTTTAAATCGTCGCTACTCAAATCAAATTGTAAAATCACTAGTCAACCCGATTGGGGTGACGTGTTTATTCAAATGACTCCAGATACCAAATATATTGAACCAGAGTCCTTGTTGCAGTATATTGTTTCTTTTAGAAATGAATGTCACTTTCACGAAGAGATTTGCGAGACAATTTACAAACGCTTGTTAGATATTTACATTCCCAAGGAACTGTTTGTGATGTGTGCGTATACAAGACGAGGCGGATGGGATATTGTTCCCATCCGCGCAAGTCATGATTATCTCTTACCGTCTGAATTAATTCAGCCCTCCACTTTGTGGAACAAGATGTCTAGACAATAACGTTTAGATGTAACCTAAACGTTGTAATCTAGCACGCTCTAACGCGCTTCTACCTTTCACTGCAGGAGCTGTAGTAGGTGCAGCTGTTACAGCAGGAGCTACTGTTGCGACAGGCGCGACAGTTACTGCAGGTGCTGGAGTAGCTGTAACTGCGGGTGCAGGCACAGGCGCTGCAGTTGCGACCGGAGCGGGAGCTGTTGTTGTGACGGGTGTTGTTGTATTAGGTGTATCTGACATATAATATATTTATTTACAACACGCTATAAAAACAAAAAAATATCCCAGGGCGAACCCTGGGATATTTAAACTGACCTGAATACTTCTTAGAAGTAAACGCTGTGGCTTCCTGGCTGAAACGCCTCTCCCAATCCCTTGACGAGAATAACATGGTAGTACAAATTAGCACCGAAAATGTTATCGACCACACCATAACGGGTGAGCAATCCAACTCTCGGAGCAAAATCGTTAGGACCAATCGTTCTTTGAACCATCACTGGAATGTAAGGGCAGTAGATGATACCGGTATCATAGAATTCAGGGCCTTTGAAACCTAGGAGTGCATACTCGACGCCAGTTGTCTGGCCGGTATAACCTAAGTCACCATAGACGTTAGAATTCTGAACTTCGGTACGTGTATCACGGAAGACGTTGAAACGTCCACCAAGATTTCCTACCTTCGAAACACCAATTGGCTGAGTATTCACATTACCCTGAACTGGTACCCATTGGAATTCGGGTAACATTTCGAGGATAGCGCAAACCTTGGGTGTTGCAACGATAAAGTTAGCAGCACCGCGGCGGTTACGCACTGCGATACGATTTGCCTCAATGATGAGACGCTGATAGAAGTCACGGTTTCTTTCTACTAACCAACGACCGTCAGCAGACTGAGGAGCCCAAACCGACCATCCTGCACCTTGCGATGCATTGAGTGCGGTCTGGATCATTCTCACGATCATTTCACGGTCGATCTCTGCCTGGATTTCGTACGCCATAGCGTTCGTAATCTCAGCATCGATGTCAATACCGTTCATGTTCTTGAGATCTTGCTCTAATTCTACCGACCAACGAGCGCCGAGCCTACGAGTACCAGCCTCAACGGCTGTTTTCTCGAAGCTGACTTCGACAGTTGGGATTTTGCTGTTGATTTCGAAATTCTTGAGAATTTCTGCAACACCACCATCCTGCTTTGCAAATGCCCATTCTGCGTCCGTGTTGCCAGTTAAGGCAGACGAAGATGTACCGGTGAAGCGTGTATCAAGATGCTGCCATCCTAATTCATTTGCGCCTTTTCCGGATCCATAGCTAGGAGTGATCTGCGTGTGGGTGTTATTACCACCAACGCCGCCATCTGCTCCGCCTGTGCCTAAGTTGTCTGTACCGTACTTGTAACGCAATGCGAAAGCAAGTCCGACAGGACCACTCATGGGCTGGACACCAACTATTTCATTGGAGATGAGTTCAGGGAAGGTACGACGAATCATGGGGATAAGAATCTTTGGCAAACGAGAATCACCGCTAGCGTAGCTATCGGTGTTACCGAAGCTGCCACCAGTTGCGCCTGCGTTAACATTACCGAATACAGATCCGGTACCACCAGCGATGTTAGCTTCTCTCAAGCACCACTGCTCTTGGTTTTCCAAGAGAATTGCGGTGTTTAAGCGAGAATGTGCTTCTTCGATTGGTGCAACATTCTTAGAAGTGTAATCCAAAACTGGACTCCACTTTTCCAAGAGTGCTTCTGCGCGACTCTTATCAATATATGCCTGTGTAGGGCGGATATTCATAATTGTTTTTTTCCTTTCTTGACTTTGTTCGACCTCAAGGGCTCAAGGCCCTGGTTATTCAAGTACAGCGTACTTCTACAAAATTCTGAAAAATTAATATTTGCCGAGTTCATTAATATACGTGTTTAAAAACGGTGTAGCGTAAGATGTCTGCTGTTCAGCAGATTCTTCTACAACGGCAACGTCTTTAACGTCGTGATTATCAAAAGCTTCTTCTTTGAGAGCAACTAAACGCTCTTCTTCAGTTTTATCAAAAAGACCCAATGTGTACTCTAAATTCTCCGTAATAAATTGAGGAGATTTTCCAGTTAAAACTTTACGAGCATAAGCTTTTTTGTTTTCAGGTAAAGTAGATGTTTTCTGTTCAAACACCAATTCTGCCTGTACTTTTGCAAGCTGTTTGTTTAACTCTGCAACTTTATTTTCTAAAGTCGACTTGGAGTTTAAAGCTTCATCTAGCTGTTGCTTACCATCGATAATAGCATCTTTGACAGATTCTTTCATCAACGTGGTATCAACAGCTAGAGATTTGCGTAAGTTTTCTAAAACAATTTTAGCTTTATTGTTTTTCACAGCTTCGTTGATCGACTGCTGTGGGAAAGTTTTTTCGAGATACAAATCTAAATAATTGCTAATCTGCTCGATTAAAGTAGATTTAAAATCATCAGCTTGCGAAGTTAATGCATTGCTGTATTTTGTGACAACTTGCTTTAATTTACCGGTATTGTTTAAATCGATTGCTTCAACAACACGTGTTAATTTACGAGTATGATCTGTATCAATCGCTTCAAGCAATTGCTCAAGCTTTTGAGTATATTGTTCGTCCTGCTCGGTTAATGCTTTTTCAACGTGAATTGAAACTTTTTCATTAACTGCTTGAGTTAATGACTCTTTAATGACTTCAAGCGATTCATCAGAGAGTAGCCCCTTTGTTGCTTCTTTTAGATTTAATACGATATCTTTACTCATATATTAGAAAATTCTTTGGGTTTTGACAGCAGATTTAATTTTATTTTTTAATTTCTCTGTCAATGCTAGCTTCAAGTATTTATTCGCCGCTGCGTAATTTTCTTCTGTTATACAGCGAATAAAATTTAAAATAGATGTATTAACGTTCATAAAGGTATTTATTGGTTTTTTATGCTATTAATAAATTCCAACATTAACTTTCTCAAATAATTATCTACATCGTGCTTTGGAAGCGTTGATATGTCACGTTCGAACTTATCGTAATTTTCTTCAAACTTACCATCTGTGCTCAACACCCATTGTTTTGATTCTAAAATACCATTTACAAATGCTTTAGGAAATGATGGATCAGCTACGCAGTCAACAGCTACTAATCGCATTTCTTTTACTATGTGTTTACCGTTGCTTTCTTCTAATTGTCCTAACGCTCGTGAACTCATACCTACTCTAACACCGTCGTTAATCAACGATCTAACAATAAGCCCGCAAGGTGTTGTTAGTACTTTGCTTTTACCATAAAAAACGTTTCCATCTTGATTCATCTCGGTTACAATGTGACATGCACGTTCCAAGTCAACATCAGCGTTGGTAGGATGATTCAATTCACCCATCGCTCTATGAGTGTTTATCATCTCTGTTGTGTACCGACTCACTTCACGCGACATCTCATTAAGCGGATATAAACGATTGTTTCTGTTAACACCCTCCGCCATCATGTAAGGTCCTTTGATATACAAAGTAGCTGGAGATTTTCTATCTTTCTCTTCGAGAATATACTCAAACTGTTCCTCGGGTGCAGATTTTTCAACAATGAGTCGTAGTGACATAAATGTATTTATTATTTATGTATAAAATTTTACAGCTTTTTCTTATTTAGTTTAAAATAGATCTTTTTCAGTTATAATTAAAAATTCTGCATCATGTTTTTTTGCGTAAGCTTTTGCAGCTGACCACTTTGCATTATTTACAACCCATTGAACTTGCTCGTAAACTATCGTTTGTTGTTTTTTACGTTTTGAGGCTTGAGGTGGTTGTGTTTGTGAAAAAGGCTTTATTTCAATAAGATATTTTTTTGTTTGTGCACCTTCTTTTATAACAACAAAATTATCTACATAATATCTATGTGCTTTACCATCTACAGGGCTAATATACGGCACAATAATGTTTTCAGACCCCCACACCAGCACATTGGAGTTTTCATCTGCCCATCTAAAAAACTTTAATTCAAAAGAAGATCTATAAACTGCTTTTGATCCTATAAATTTGTGTTGATGTTTTGGAGTAAAAATGCCTTGTTTGAATCTAGGATCTCTATTTAGTTTCATCTTTCACATTGAATTTATCTTTTATCTTTGTAAATCCCGTGATTATTGATCTACTAACATCCGGTGGTATATACACCATTACCGCGCCAACTATCGCTAAACCTGCAAATAGTTTTAAATAGAATCTAAAATTTTCCCAATATTTGTGTCGCTCTATTGCTGCTAATTCAACGTTTTTTGCTATAATTCTATCCACTTCACCATCTGCTTTTTCATTTAGCTCTTCGATAAAATTTTGTATTTCTTTGTTTTTTTGATATACTTCTTTTATTGTTGCAATCTTTTCTTCGGTAGGCATGCTCTTGTATGCTTCTCCGTCGCTAACTTTTGCATTTAAGAGAGATTGACTCTTGTCGAGAATATCTACTACTTTCTTTAAATCGTCGGGAGAAGTTTGTTGTTGCGTTAATAACTCTTTTGCAACAGCTAAAAAATCACGCGCATCTTTGTTTAATTTTTCTTGCTGTACCAAAATTTCACGCTGTGTTTTTGTGTGAGTTATACCAACAGTTGCACACCCCATAAAGAGTAAACATATTGTTAGAATTGTAGTTTTCATATTAGCCTACCAAGAATATACACGGATCTGAATCACCAAAACCTGCTGCATTTGTAAACAATTGTTGTTCGAGTTTCTCTAACTCCTGAGCACCTTGAGCTGCAAAATCAGCATTAAACAACTGACCACCAAACATCGAGACGGGTATCTTACCGCGTATGTTACCCACAATTGTTTTAACTCGAGCAAGCGCGTGTTGAAACACCCAAGCTTCTTTTATGATGTCACGTAGTGGTTTTTCAACGTAACATGCAATAACACCGTAAAAAGTTTCAGTTGGTCTAGGTTCGGGGTATATTTTCATGTACTGAGTGCGTTCATTAAACTCTACAGACCTTCTGATCGATAACAATTTTTCACGCAATTCTAACCATTCTTTTAATGTGTACCAACTCACTAAATCAAATCCATAATTACCCATCGCGTAACTAAAGTATGTTTGCTGTGCTAATGTTTGTTCGATTGTGAATAGCGTGTTGATACCAGAGTTAGATCCTTCTTCGAAGTTTGTGACATCAATCACTTTTCTATAATTCATGATATCATAATCATACATCGCGCTGCTAGATACGGCTGTAGTGTCTCCTTGTAGCGATTCAAATGATAATGTGTAAAGATCATCTAGCTTTATACCTTTACCTTTTTCATATAAATCGGAATTAAACACCAAATACTCGCGTGTATAGCCTGCATATTTTGCAAACATTTCACAAGAAATTGAAATAGCTTCAAACAATTGATCTTGATGAATTTCTATTGAAACTACTGGAGCACCCAAAACGCGAACAATTCTATCAGCTAATCTCTGAAAAGTTTCAATCTTGTTGTTTAAGTTGGTGCTTAAAAATGCTGAAATAGGTGTAAGTTCGCACGACATACACTTATTTAGTTAAAAACGCATCAAGTTGCTGCGGGTTCTGGTGCTGGTTCTGCTCCTCCTTCTGGAGGAACTGCACCACCCTCTGGAGCTGCTGCAGGTTCTACGGCAGCTTCACCACCAGACGGTGGCGGCATGCCACCTCCGCCACCACCTGCCGGCATTCCACCACCAGCAGCATCACCCGCTCCAGCAGCTCCAGGCGCTCCTGCTCCTGCTGCAGCTGCTGCTTTCCAATCTGGACCTGCAGCTTCAATTTGTGCTAATTCCCATCTAAACGCTTTATCTTTTCTCAAGAATTCACGATTAGCTTTAATATCCACATCCGACCAACCTAGGAATTTCTTCTGAGCAAATGTAGGAGACACATACTCGTTTGAAGCTAGATTGTTGAAGTTACCAATTTTTAATTCGAGTTTTTGAGATTCTCTCAATTCATAAAAGTTCGTCGGTACGTTAAACTCTAAATCTAAATTTTGCTCTCTCAACTTAAATTCTTCCCACAACCCTCGCATTTGCAGGTGAATAATAAAACCATTCTTAAACCCCATTGCAACCTGTTGTTGTAATCGGATGATAAATCGAGCAAATTTTAGCTCTTCACGTAATAAATCTTGACCATCTCTAAATGCATCTTGAGGATCTAAACGCGTGACGGGTACCTTTAAAGCTTTATAAAGCTTTTTCATAAAGTACATTAAATCGTCTAATTGTCCTAAATTTTGTCCTCCAGGCAATGATGATACGTTAGTTCCTTCGCTACCCGCACGTTTTGCAAACCAATAACTATCCAACATGGATTGCGGATTAAACTTTTGCACGATACCGCCTTGATTGTTATCAAATGTTTTCGAAGACCAATATTGAGATTGCAATTTTCTAAGATATGCTTCTGCTTTAGGTGCAGGCATGTTACCTACATCGACGTTAAACACCAATCTCTCGGGAGCTCTTATCAAGCGATATATCACAATCGCATCTTCAATCATCGACAGCTGACGATACGCACGTCTAACATTTTCAATAAACGGTAGACGCATGGTTCTATTTTCATTCCATATG